GACTAGAAAGTTTACTGGCATGACTGCTAGAGTCTTTCAGCATGAGTATGATCACCTGGAAGGAACTAATTTTCTCAGACGAATGCATCCAGCACATAAAGAAAAAGCTCTGAGACAATTGAAAAAGTATACACGTTATTTGAAAAACCAACAGAGGTAATTATAATGAATATTAAAATTTTAAAGTTTGTAAACGGTGATGAAGTTATTTGTGACCTTGAGGAAACAAAAACTAAGTACAAAGTCAATCAGCCATTGCTATTGGCATTTAACGAGAACCGTTTAGTATTTGTTCCATTCATGCAGTACACGACGGCGGTGGAAGGATTTGAGGTTGCTCCAACAAATGTTCTATTTGTTACAGATCCAGTGGATTCCTTGATCAACGACTATCAAATGGCTACAAGTAAAATTGTAACTCCACCAGCAGCTGCCACTTCAAAGAAGAAAAGCATTCTTCGCACTGTGGAGTAATATAAATGGAAATTAAAATTGAAGTAGAAGAGCTACGAAAGAGAACATTATTCGTAGCTACTCCAATGTATGGTGGCCAGTGTCATGGTAACTATACTCGCTCAATGTGTGATTTAACAGCACTCTGCGTGAAGTATGGTATCAACATGAAGGTCTATTATCTCTTCAATGAATCATTGATTACAAGAGCTCGCAACTATTGTGCTGATGAATTTATGAGAAGTGACTTTACTCACCTGATGTTTATTGACTCGGATATCGGATTTGATCCAAACGATGTTATTACATTGTTGGCACTTCAGTCTGATGAGTCACCATACGATATCATTGGTGGTCCATATCCTAAGAAGTGCATTTCATGGGAAAAGGTTAAGCAAGCTGTTGATAAGGGTGTAGCGGATGATAATCCTAATGCTCTTGAACAGTTTGTTGGCGATTATGTTTTCAATCCAGTAATGGCTAAAGAAGGTCCAACTCAGATTAAATTGAGTGAACCAGCTGAGGTACTAGAGATTGGTACAGGATTTATGATGATCCGCAGAAAAACTTTTGAGAAGTTCAAGGAAACATATCCACAGCAGCTCTATAAGCCTGACCATGTTCGTACAGCCCACTTTGATGGTACTCGTCAGATCATGGCTTACTTTGATACGCCAATCTGCCCAGATTCAAATCGTTACTTGTCAGAAGATTATATGTTCTGTCAGTGGACTCGTAAGATGGGTATGAGTGTCTGGTTGTGTCCATGGATGCAATTGAACCACACAGGAACTTATACATTTGGTGGAAGCCTTGCTGCTCTAGCATCCGTTGGTGCTGCAGCAACAGCTGATGTATCCAAAATCAAGAAATAATTTGAGGTAATTATATTATGGCATTTGATAAGCAAAAAGTTAAAGGTGTTCTTGTTGAGGTTTCAAATTCGATGACTCGAATTGAATCTGAAAAGGAATTCATTAGAGATGCTATTGATGCTGCATCCAAGATTCATGAAATTCCTAAGAAGACTCTCAATAAAATGGCTAGAGTATTTCACAAAAATAACTACGCCCAAGAGTTGTCTTCCATTGAAGAATTTACTACAATGTATGAAAATATTGTAGGCGATTCTGCTAAGTGATAAAGGACAAATTATATTATGAAAATTTCTACACAGACCTTACAGGTCTTGAAAAACTTTGCGACTATCAATCCTAACCTTCTAGTTAAGGCAGGGAATGTTCTCAGTACTATCAGCACTAATAAAAATATACTAGCCAAGGTAACGGTACAAGAGACATTCCCTGCCACATTTGCTATCTACGATATGCAACAGTTCCTAGGGGTTATTAGTATTTTTGATGATCCTGATTTTGAGTTTGGTGAGAATTCAGTTACTATTTCTTCTGGTAGTAAGTCAATTGAGTACATGTATGCAAGTCAAGAAATGGTTGTAGCACCATCTGAAGAAGTAATTAAGAAGGTAGCTGTAGACAATCCAGAAGTTACTCTTAACATGACTGCTCAAAACTTAAATGAAGTCATTAAGGCAGCTAGCATTCTTCAATTGGATAAGTTGAGTATTGTAAGTGAAGGTGGTGCTACAAATATTGTTGTGGCTGATCCGAAGAACCCATCTTCTAATAAGTTCTCTGTTACAGTAGAGGGCTCAGCTACCTCCGATCTTACGATGGTATATGCAGCTGAAAACCTTAAAGTAATTCAGGGTGACTATACAGTTAAGCTGTCATCAAATGGTGTCGGTTCGTTTAAGAACGATAAGCTAGATTTAGAGTATTTCATCGCAGCAGACAGTAAGTCCAAGAAGAAGGGCTAACCAATGCTAGAAGAAGTACTTTGGGTTGAAAGATACCGACCTCGAACTGTCTCAGAATGTATTCTACCCCAGGATATTAAGAAGACATTCCAGGCATTTGTTGATAGTGGTACCATTCCTAACCTACTACTAACTGGTACACAGGGTACTGGTAAGACTACCATTGCTAGAGCAATGTGCGAACAGCTTGGCTGTGACTACATTGTAATTAACGGATCTATGAATGGTGGTATTGATACGCTACGAAATGAGATCCAACAGTTTGCTAGTACTGTATCTTTTAGTGGTGGTAGGAAGATGGTTATCCTGGATGAAGCTGACTATCTCAATGCTCAGTCTACCCAACCTGCTCTTAGAAACTTCATGGAAGAGTTCTCTAAGAACTGTGGATTCATTCTGACCTGTAACTTCAAGTCAAGAATCATTGAACCACTGCATTCTAGATGTTCGATTGTAGAGTTTAAGATTCCACCTAAAGAGAAGCCTGTACTTGCCAACCAGTTCTATAAGAGAGTACTGGATATCCTTGGCAAGGAGCAAATTGAGTATAACAAGAATGTGGTAGGTGAGCTAATTGCTCGCCACTTTCCTGATTGGCGAAGAGTACTCAATGAACTCCAGCGTTACAGTGTTGGAGGAGTAATTGATTCAGGCATTCTAGTTAATCTATCTGATGAACACTTCACTCAGCTTGTAACTATCCTAAAGGATAGAAGATTCAATGATATGAGAAAGTGGGTTGGTGAATCTAATGATATTGAGTCAGCAGTCCTATTCAGAAAGATCTATGATGCATTGAATACTATTGTAAAACCACAATCAATTCCTCAAGCTATCCTCATACTTGCTGAATATCAGTATAAGGCTGCGTTCGTCGCTGATCAGGAAATCAACCTAGTTGCATGTCTTAGTCAATTGATGGCAGAGGTCGAATACGCATGAAACCGTTCGACTTTTTAAATGCCATCAATTATACCAAGATTGACATGATATCTACATCGGAAAATCCGGAAAAAGCCGAGAAATTATACAATCCATTCATAGTAAACAGAGGTTTATCGTATTTTGCAGATACTGTGCTGTATTGCAATGAAATGAATATACACCACAATATCGACAAAAAGCTCCAGTTTGACTTTCTTCTAAATAGTATAAGGAAGAACAAAAGGTTCTCCAAATGGCATAAGGCTGAAGTAGACGAAGATACACAGCTCATTAGTGACTACTATAAATGTAATATTAGAAAGGCTAAGGAGATACAGTCAATACTATCTACAGATCAGCTTAGAGAATTAAAACAAAAAATGCATGTAGGTGGAGCGAAAAGATGATTACGGTAGAAAGTTTTATTGAAGTCACTCTAAAGCAAAACGATGACTTCCTAAAAGTTAAGGAAACACTAACTAGGATCGGCATTGCGTCCGAAAAGAACAAGACACTCTATCAGTCTTGTCACATCCTCCATAAAAAGGGAAAGTACTACATTGTACACTTCAAAGAGCTTTTTGCTCTAGATGGACGCCCTTCGTCTATTACGGACGATGATCTAGCACGCCGAAACACGATAGTCAATTTGCTATCTGATTGGGGCCTTGTGTCAATTGTAGATCCAGAAAAGACAAAAGAACCAGCTGCTCCAATGAGATTAATTAAGGTCATTCCATACAAACAAAAGAATGAATGGCAATTAGTCACTAAGTATAACATTGGTAGATCTAAAAAGGGTGATTTAAATGAAAGCGATCAAGGCGAATAAGAAAAGGAAGTCTTCGCCTAAGAAGACAAAGGAACCAAAGGTTAAGAAGGTTGATGTTGTTGAAGAGCAGCTATGGGATCCAGCTCCTCTCAACTATTACAGATTGAATCAACCCGTTGAGAAGGAACCAATGACCTTCTGGCAAAAGATTAAAGATTATTTTTGGGTGTAACTAGGAGATAGAGATGACTACATTAGTAATTCTTATCGTTCTTGCTCTACTTGGTTGGGTAGTTTGGAAACTTGCCCAGAACCCAGACAAGAACAACGATGGTAAAGTTGACGCTAAAGACGTATTAGCTGCTGCTAAGGAAGTAGCTGAAGAAGTTAAGGCTGAAGCTGTTGAGGCTGCTGCTGTTGTAAAAGCAGAAGCTGCTGAAGTCGTTAAGAAGGTCAAGAAGGGCCGTAAGAAGAAGGCTGACTGACCGTAAAATCCCAGGAGTTATGTAACCCCTTGATTCTTAAGGGGTTGTAACTCCTTGATTCTATTAGGATTTTTAAAACGCTTATAACTTGTTGATTTTAAAGGGGTCGTGCTGTTGACCCTAGACGACCGGTAGCGTATAGTGTCCTCATTGGTTGGGTGGTCTGACCAATTCCGAACGCGAGTTCGGACATCTATTGATTGATTGAGGATTTATATTATGGCTTCTATTTCTATTCCTGGTAACGATGGTCAGCTGGTCATCGACAACCTGCCGTTGAACAAGGTCGAACGTGCGACTGTTGCTGCTGAGACTTATGTTGCTGGTGGTATGTCGAATACTGCTGTTCTTAGCAAGATGTCAAAGTTTCAGACTGAGGCTCAAGTCGACGTACCAGCTACTGTGACGAAGGCTGTCAAGGCAAAGGCTCCTAAGGCTGTTGCTACAGCTGCTCCTAAGGCAAAGCGTGCTAAGGGCGATAACAACGCCAAGCGTACTCGCGCTCTCGAGATGTTCACTGAGATGACTGCCCAAGGTCTCTCGCAAGAGAAGATGTTGAAGGCTGTCCAAGACGAACTCAAGATCACGTACGCCAACACGTACTACTACTACTCTCGAGTGTTTAAGAAGGCCTAAGGCTATCAGAGGCTAGGTAACCCCTAGCCTCTTTCTTTTTGTCTTGAGGTAAATATGTACAGAAAGTTTGATCCAGCACAGACTCAGCAGTTCATCAACGAAGCGAATGATATTGTTACGATGGTGAGCTGCGTGATATCGAATGAAGGGTCTGACATGGCATCGAAAGATGTGTATGATCTTGTAGAGCGTTTAGATCGAGCACGTAACTTACTGCTCACAGTTGGTGATCGTATGTATCATAATGAGATGAAGGTGGTGGCGTAATGAAAGTTAAGCACGAACAAATCAATGAGGACTTCAAGAAGCTTCTCGGTGAGATGGTTGCTAGTCCTAATGTATCACTCGATGAGCTTAAGACGTTTTGCGTTGAGCTAATCAACAAGGGTGTAAGTTCACGAGCGAAGAAGGATACGTTCATTCGTGAAGTGCAAACTGCTAAGCGAAAGGACATGGCTGCCTGGCCTGTGTATAGTTACATCCTGGCTGGAGAAGGTAATAAGGTTGGTTGATGCCTAAACCAAAACAGCTTAAAATAACAAACGGAATTCATTCATCCTCATTTCGGACGCCAGACAAAGTGGCGATCCGACATGGGGATCGTTTCGTTACCTATAAGCAGCTCACTGATGCAATGCGGAAAGTTTCGTATGCAGCTTTTACGGACATACGCTTTCTAGGCAACGCTGCAATCATTGCTAACAACAGTATCGAATATCTCGAAATTCTTTTTGGACTAGCTGATGTTGGTGTGCCTGTAAT